GATACGCCCATTAAGGATTGTGTCAAAACGCTTTTTGGTGTTGTTGATGAATGGGGGCCTCCCAAGTTTAAGGGTCCTGATGGACATTCTCCTCATGTTCCGTGGGAATTGGGAATGGAGAAATGGATAGTGGATAAACCTGGTCTTCCCTTTGGATTATTGAATAAAGCGAAAACTGACTATATGAATAATTTGGTCCATATTTTGTTTAAGGAAAAAATTTTCTGGAGTCAGGAGATTCGACTATTGACTTGGGATGAAACTGTTAATGGAATTCCAGGGAAGAGATTTATTGATTCTATGAACTTTAATAGTTCGATTGGTTTTCCATTCTCTGGGAGTAAGAAATTATTCTCAACAAATTTAGGGAAGGTTGATGGATGGCAAGATAAGCGCATTTTGGATTCTCAGTTTATTGAGGAAGCAGAGAAGATTGAAGAGCTCTATAAAAAAGGAGAAAGATATTATCCCTGGTTTATTTCTACACTGAAGGATGAACCCACTCTTGTTACCAAAGAGAAGGTTAGAGTGTTTCAAGCTACTTCAACCCCCTTTCAACTTGTTATGCGCAATTATACATTAGGGATTTGTAGGTTTTTGCAAATGAATCCTCTTGATTCTGAATGTGCTGTAGGAATTGATCCATGTTCGAGTGAATGGAATGAGATGTTTGCGCATCTCAAAAAGGCACAGACGCCATTCTGTGATAAATGGTTTGCAATTGATTATAAGGCTTATGATACTTCTATACCTAGTCAAATGATTATTGCAGTTGGGAGAATTTTTATAGATATTGCCAAGATTGTAGGTTATTCTGATATTGATATTAGAATTCTCCAATCTATTTTTACTGATCTTTCTTTTTCAGTAGTGGATTTTAATGGTGATGTTCTAATGTTGGATGGGGCAAATCCTTCAGGAAATTCTCTGACAGTTTTCATTAACAGCTTGTGTAATAGTCTGTTGATGAGAATTTATTTTTACCATCTCTATCCTAGGCGTATCTTTTCAAGTAATATTAGAATGATGAGCTATGGAGATGATTTGATTGCTGCAGTTGGGTCCTTAGCTGGGAATTATACTATGAAAGGCTATGCTACTTATCTGAAGCAATTTGGTTTTGTTGTCACACCGGCACAGAAGGATGAAGAACTTAAAAATTTTTCGAAGTTGTGTGAGATAGATTTCCTGAAGAGGAAGTTTGTTTGGAGTGATGATTATGGTACTATGATTGCCCCTTTAGAGGAAGCATCTATTTATAAACGCTTATGTAACTACATGTCTAGTGAGACATCTGTTGAGGTTATAGTTGGCGCGAATGTAGATGGTGCTTTGGATGAATGGGCTTTCTATGGGAAGGCAATTTATCTTGATCGACAGAAAAAATTGATTAAGATAGTGGAGGAATTTGAATTGCACAGATTCACCCATCGATTGTACTTAACTTATGAGCAACGTGTTTCATTATGGAAACAAAACAACGCTGACCCAGCAGTAATGGGTAAAGGTCAAGGTATGGATACCAACTTGTCGAATTGTGATAGCGACTGGTTAGGCTTCTTTGGCTGGGGCAATATTATCTCCAAAATGGGGATTGGTGGCCCGCCACACTCACACAACTCTGGATCGATTAGTTCTGACGATCAAATGAGTATAAACCAATGGACTACCAATACAACACAACAAACAAATTACAAAAATAGCATTGTGGAAGCTATCAAACCACTAGCTGCTGAAGAGCTAGATCTTCAAGAATGGGGTGTTGGTCCCCATTCATCAAGTTTCTCTATGGAGAAGCATGAATTAATGACCATGACCGATGGAAGTTCCAATCAGATGGTAGAAATACCAAATGAAATGGAGGCTACTCGATATGTTAATGATTCTTCTGATAATTCTCTTGGAGCGTTCCTTGCGAGACCTGTGAAGATTTCATCATTCGATTGGACTCCTGGGACAGATATCAATTTCACTACTACTCCATGGTCGCTGTTTCTTACTAATAAACGAGTTTGTAATAGGGTTGCCAATTTCAAGTTATTGAGAGCTAAGATGAAAATCAAAATTTTGATAAATGGTAACTCCTTCTTTTATGGGAGACTGATGGTGTCTTATTGGCCTTTGGCAGCTGTAGATGATATGACGATAAATAATGTCAATGATGTTACCAATGTTCAATTCTCTCAGATGCCAAGAATTTTTCTCGATCCTACTACTTCACAGGGTGGAGAGATGACTCTGCCTTTCTTTTGGCCGGCAGATTATCTCGACATCGTTAGGGAAAATGGGTCTTCTTTGGGGTACCTATCATTTAAGACGTTGAATAGTTTGAAACACACTTCAGGGGATGTTTCAGTTAATACTCGAGTTTCTGTATCCGTTTTTGCATGGATGGAAGATGTACAATTGGAAGCCCCAACAGGATCTAACCCAGTTTTTATTGTCCCTCAATCGACTAATCCCAGTATGCCTAGTGGGGATAGAATTAGACCATATGCAATGGGTTCAGAATTTGATCCTCAGTGTCCGGTTGGCCCTGATGTTACTCTCTTGGAACCCAGGGGAATATCAAATATGATGTTGACTGATAGTAAGGATTCTACGAATAAATTATCATTTACATCTGCACAGGGATTGACTGTAGATCCTCGTGTTTTGGGATTGGGTGATCTGGACGAAATGACCATTGCAGGTATTGCTTCTCGTGAGACATGGCTTACTAATTTTAATTGGCCATTGTCTGCTAGTAGAGACGACTTGTTGTGGAATGTCAGAGTTACTCCAGCTCTTTGGAATTCTGTTGTAGAATCTCTCGAGACACGAATTCAAATTGTTGCATCTTGTGGTGCAGTATTACCTTTTCGCTATTGGAACGGGACGTTTAAGCTCCGCTTGCAAATTGTTTCATCAGCATTTCATAGGGGAAGACTTGCAGTGGTTTACGATCCTCATAGTACAAAAACACCTAGAGAAGATAATGTGGCTTATACACAAATTGTAGACATATCAGAATGCCGCGATGTGACGTTTAAGGTTGGTATGAATCAGGACCGACAATTGTTGACATATGGTGTTCCTACTGACGTTCCAACTTCTGTGATTTTTGGTACTGGCGCTTTAGGTTTTTCATTACCAGGCAATGGAACTTTAGCAATTTATGTTCTCAATGAGTTAGCTATACCCAATGCACTTCCAGCAGTGAATAATGACATTGAGATTAATGCCTATGTTTCAATGGATGATGATTTTGCTGTTTATGGCCCTTCTTCAAATTTTTCATCTTATACTATTGTTCCGCAGTCTACAGGAGTAGATGTAAATACCGATATTATTGATACTGTCCAAGTTTCAGAGCCATATGAAGGTCAACAACTCCAGTTAGATTCGCCGAATGCAGTGAACAATGATAGGGATAAAGTTTTTGTTGGTGAGAGGATTCTTACTTTTCGAGCAATGCTTAAGCGTTATTATCCATGGGCAGCATTTTTAGTTCCGGCTTCTGCAGGTGTTCTGCAGGCACTAGAAATTACTCATCGCATTCTTCCAGCATATCGAGGGGGACTTCCGGGTGCTGTTCATTCAGCAGGAGGAACTCCTTATAACTATTTTGCTGTATCCTTACTCAATTTTCTCACTCCTGCATTTCAAGGATGGAGAGGATCTGTACGTTACAAATTGTTTCCTCGATGTAAAACTGGAGCCAATGCTGGTAATGGAGTTGCTCGAATAACATATGCCGATACTGCGGGATATGCAACCTCGGTTGCAACTTTTGATACGACTACTGCCTCCAAGACTGCGCATGCTGTTATGTTTGGTGGCGCAGCTGCTACTAGAGCTAAGGGTGCCATTACTGTGGTGCAAGGGGTTAACCCATCAATGGAATATGAAATTCCTTGGTGGGAATCTATGAGGTTTTGTGCAGGAAAGTTTAGGAATTGGACAGGTACGCCTGCGGGTGAATATGTTCCTGTTAGCGGGGCCAGTATTTCTATTGATTCATCATCAACTGCTGCAAGTATTTATGATAGCTATGTCAGTGCAGGAGATGATTTTTCTTTATATTTCTTTACTGGTTGGCCTGCATTGTACTACAGACTTACAG